GTACAATAATAGTACGTCTATCAGTTGATGCGACTGATGCTGATACTAATAATAGAGCTTTGCCTATAGTTGCTACTGGTTTAAGTAGATCTCCGTTTCCTGTAGTATCATTTCCATCTACTTGACTGACATGTATTTCGTATTGGAAATTTGAAGATACGTAACTAGCTGATTGAGCATTCTGAACATAAGATGATGTTGAAGCAAATGAAGCTGTTCCAAATAAAGAACCTGTTATTCCATATGGAGCACTTACCGGGCTACCTAAAGTAGTTTTAAGCGGATCTACGATAATGGTATTTACGCCATAACCTGATTGAGAAATGTATATTGAAATATCTTCTTGGGTAAGAGAAATTTTATAAACTCCACGCGTACCAAAAGTACTAATATTATTAGGTACATCCATTATCCATTCGCTAAATGGAGGAGGCCCGCCGCCGGCTAAATCTTTAGCTATAATATTTGTTACTTGTAGTTCAGACGAAGATATAATAGGAGATATTATAATATCCGCATTTAAACTTCCAGTTACAGTTAAACCACTTCCTGAGACTAACAATGAGCCGGTAATTACCGCATTTCCGGAATATGGAAATCCTGCACCCGTTCCTCCTCCTCCAGATCCAGTATTTACGGTTACGGGAAACGTAGAACCGTCTCCTTTTGTAAAAGTTATTGTGTTATTGACTGCGGATGCTGTTATCAACAAACTACCAGTATTAACACTTCCACCGCCGCCACCGTTCATTGCATATGATGCGGTTATAGCGTAACTTGCTGAAATATTATATATAGAACCTGTACGTAATTGTCCTGCTTTAATTTGTCTTGCCATTAAGCCCACCTTCCATTAATAATTATGATATCAGTGGAATCTATATCGTAACTTAATGTGGCAGTATCAAAAACAATTGTTTGTGTTGTTGTGGTCGGTGTCCATGTATAAACTTGTTTATCTATATATTGTCCGTTGATGTATACGTTGAATTCGTTTTTAGTTGCAGCAAGTTTTGTTACTGGATTTTCGGCAGCGGCTGCATTAATGGTAACTGTAGTCGTCGACGTTCTGGTTGCAGTTTGATCCGACAAATTAGTTAAATATGCCATTGTTGCAGTGTCTAACGTTCCCGTAGTTGCACCTGTAACTCGTACTGTTTGATTGGTACTAATAGCTCGTAATATTTGAGTTGGTACTGTAGTTGTGCTAAATAAATCTGTATCTACATCAACAACTGAATCAAATGTTAATTTCTTAACTGAATACATTTTTTTAAGAGTTGATATTCGACTTTCTTGTTCGGATAACAATGTACCTTGCACCGTTAATGGTACTGTAGCACGAACTAAACGATCTTCTCCAACTGTATTTACAGTTTCAAATGAAAATTGACCTATTGCTGTTGGAAATTTATTTCCTTCGTTACCCCATAAAAATCGTCCGTACGGTAAAATTTGATCAGTCAATTCATTCATCTGTGTGGTAAAATCACACCATAACAATAATTCATATTCGATAGTAACGTATTTAGGAATATCAACAATGTATATTTTTTCTGATGATTGTGGTTGATTGGTCGGTATTGGAAATAATTCATCTTCATACCGATTTCGTTCATTGTAACGAGTTTTATATACAATGTAATTAGATGAATAATTTCGATTAACATCCAACGTACGTTGTGCATCTTTTTCTGCAACGCTACTTCTTTTCAACATGATAATAGGCGATTGCAACATTCCTTTTTCATCTCGCAAATAACCTAAACGTCGTACATTGTCCCATTTTTCTCCGTTAGCAAATATAACAGGTACTGGTATGATTTGTTTATCCGCAGTTACTTGGGGGCGTATCTCGTTATCTATGTACCATTTAATAGCATAATCAATATCATAAACCGTACGTTGTTTGGTACGTATCACGTCATCATCACGTCGAACTTGCATCGCGCGATTCAACAATTGATCTGGAGTCAATCCTTCTGTTGTAGTAGGATTGGGTTTGTTAGTTTTACGATCGATATTTTCTCTATTAAACTTCGACATTAATGTCCTTTATATGCAGGCGAATTATTATTACCACCGCGTCGAATATTTGAAATACTTTGTGCCGTTTGTCGAGTTGCATGTGCGTCACATACTACAGAAACGCTATAACCGTGTTGCGAACCATTTGGCCATGTTTCTGGATTCTTACCAGCAAAGTATTGATTTGCATCAACATTGTCTAATTCGTAGTATTCATTATCCCAAAATACAATGTCCCCAACTTCTGGAAAGAAATCTGCAGTCTCTAACGTATCACGAGATAATGCAAATTGTGCCGTACGTGTATATGAATGACCATAATCATCCATTGTTGCAGTTTTAGTGTCTTTGGTAATCAAACAAGGTATGATGATTGAATCATAATATGATTTTGCTTCAGATTCGCCATAAATATTTGAGTTGCTAGATTCTACGATTAATTTAAAAAATTCAATTTCAGTATCTACAATTGCATTCATCAATTCGGAATTGATTGCGGCTAAAAATCGCGAATCTCTAATTCCTCCAAAAAGTGCACACATTATTTTTCCCTCCTAAAATAATAAAAACATAAATGGCATAAGAGCGCCAACATAAATTTTTAATGGAACCTTTGCAAGAATTTCATTCATCTGAGTCGCTTCTGCATTTTGACGTGTTAACATTTGTTCTTTTGTGAGTTTATCTAAAAATTCACGAAGTTGTGCAATTAACGTTTCTTTTTCGCTTTGTCCTTGAGATACTAATTCCGAACCATTAAGTGTTACTTCCGCACCTGGTATAGGAACTGATGAATATTTATTGCGGACAAAGCCTAACATTTCTTTTGCAATTGCCGATCCGTATTTAATAATCCACGCACGCCCCATATCATTAATTGTACTGTATGTTTGATACGTGTATGGTATATTTGATGCGTCACTAACAACATTGTTTACAAGTGCCGTATTACCAAATAACAAGGCATCGTTACTTTTTTCATCTTCTAATATGTATTCAACCCAAACTTGTCCGTAAAATATGCTAGATGCCGATGAACCTGTACCTGCAGTTGGTATTGGCCAAAATTTAATATTATCCCCGTGCAATTCAAATGTGTAATGTGACTTACGTATTTGATCGTTAAATTCAATTGCTTGTAGTCTAAACAAATCTGCATGTATTGGCATCATCATGAAACTGATTGAAGGAGAAAATCCACCAAAGTTAAATGAGTCTAATAGTTGTTGCGAACCTAAACCAGTACCAACAAATGGATCAAAATAACGAACAATTGCCGGGGGTGGATTATGAAGTACTCGTTTAACTTCAATTGCACTCCCTGATACGTTAACACCTGATGCAGATACTGCAGTTTTCAAACTATATGTTTGTTGACCCGGTACCATATCGATTTTGACTTTACGCCATGCAACAGTACCACCCGAATCAGCTTCGGTACCATATGCTTTTGAAAGGCGCGTAATATATCCGAATGAATTTCCAACTACATGATCCGTAAAACTAGAACCAGATAACGCACCTGTACTAGTTTTTATTCCTAACGTATTCATCAAGTTGTTAACGATATTAACTTGATTTATCTGGTTAGAATATTCCATTACCGCAGCTTCAAATGCTGTGTAGAAATTTATGTCTCGAAGTTCCACATCCATTATAGGATAACCTACATGTTGTGCAGCATATTTTGCAAATGAATCTGCGTGACGTTGAAACAATGGATCGCTATCAAAATGACCAAACGGCGTAGATCCTGTTGTAAATGAAGAAGAACCTGGCCAAATCGGCTTATTTTGTGAGTAATCCATGATTGTTTCCTTTTATATATAAATATCGTTATTCATTAAGAAGTCGTAAAATTTCATCCAATGAAGCGTGACGGTGATTATCTGTCAAAATAATTTCATTCACATACTTTGAATTTTTTATTTTAGGAACTTCATGAGTTGCTGAATCATTTTTAAATTTTAAATCTATTTGATGTTTATCGCCGCATAAAATCATGATGCTATCTTTACCTAAACGAGACAACACCATTTGTAATTGTTGTTTAGTTAAGTTTTGAAATTCATCTACAATACAAACTGCATTATCAAAAGTACGTCCTCGAAAGTGTGCTAATGAAACTAGTTCAATGTTTTCTTCTTTTTCCATTTTATCAAGCAGCTCTGGTTTATTGTAAACTTTTCGCATATTGCTTCGAATTGGAACTAACCATGGATCCATTTTTTCTTGATATGAGCCTGGTAAGAATCCGTCATCTTGTGTGGATACTGTCGGACGTGTTATAATAATTTTGTTTATTCTACGTTTGAAAAACATATCCAATGCAATTTGCACTGCTAACAATGTTTTTCCCGAACCCGCTTTACCCAATATAAAGTTGAATGGCGTTTCTATTATTTTTGCTTTTGCTTGTTTTTGTTCTTCCGATAACGTAATTGAATATTTAATTTCAGTTTTTGGAGGAGTTTTCTCCTTGTTTGACGTAGCCATAGTAACCTTTTTTAATTAAACTAATTTTGTAAGCGTTGTTTCTTGAAGTGTCATATCCTTAACCGTTTCAATTTTACCCATCGATAAACGACGAATTGCTTGAAATGTTTCACGTGCCGGATATGGTGTCATTACTTTGATAGTAATTAATTCTTTGTCTGGTCCTAAATCTTGTTCGATATGAACCATAAGTACTAAACGTATAGCCCGTATACGATCTAATACATCAACCAATCGTCCGTCATATCGAATGATGGCTTGCATTGAATACTTATTTCTTGGAACTGCCATATTATTTCTTTTATAATAAATATTCGGACAGTAAAAAAGGGATGACCGAAGCCACCCCTTTCTCATTCCTTAATTCCGTAATTGGTTAAGTGATGTTAATCAACTAACTATTAAAGAGTGTTAAGACCGTGTACGTATACTTTTCCGTAGAATTCTGAACGAACAACTTTCTTCGCGTAACGTGTCATAACACCTTTACGTGGAGTGAAGTTAACTGGATCGTATACCAATGGTGTCATAATCAATGGAATGTATGGACTAAATACAGCACCTGTTTCTAGGAACTGTGCTCCACGGAATCCCATTAAGATTACGTTTTCTAACATGTATGGGTTTTTGTATACAGTGTAACGATTATTGATTGCACCAATTTTTTGTACACCTGCCGCAAATTCCATTTTAGTTCCATCCGTGTCAGCAGCAAATCCTGGAATAGACTCAAGAATAGTTGCAACTGCTGGAGAAGTTACTAGGAAGTTAGCCCCACCGCGCAATGTTTTTTGGTGGATTTTATTTGATACTTTTTGCAATTTAGTACCAAGTGTTTGGAACCAACCACCTTGAGTGTTGTAGTATCCATCACCCGAAGTACTAACACCACCACCTGCTTGTGCTTGAGTAAATCCTGAACCATTCCAGAAGTTATTGTTCAATGCTGACCAATATTCAACTGTTGGTGCTGCAGCAATCAACATATCTAAGATTTCCAAATCAATTTCCATGGAAACATACTCAGAAAGCATTGAAGTTAATTCAGCTTCAGCATCAATTGAATGGTAAGCGTTTAAGTCTTGTGCGAACTCTGGAGTCCATACTGCTTTCAACTTACGTGTTTTAGCAACGATTGGTTCAGATTGCATTTCCAAGTTAATTTCTGGAATGTCAATATCAACACCGGTATTGATACCCGTATTCGCAGATGACCCTCGGAATGGGTTAGCATCTTCAAAATCACCACGAGTGATATCAGTTGGTTGTTTGCTATAGTTTATTCTTAGCGTACCAGCACCAATTGAAGATGAAATATTAGCAGCTTGTGCTGTTGTTACAACGAACGATGCCGTATAATTGCTAGTAATTGTCGAGAATGCTTGAACCGGAATTATTTCAGTTGACCCTGAAGTAAATGTCCATGAACGAACTGCATACAAATCTGCATCTGTTGGTACGTTAACAGTTACGGTTTTATAGTTGCTGTTAATGAAAGACGAATCAAAATTCAATGATGCGGATGTAGCAGCTGCAGAACTAGTTGCAACTGATGTTGTAGATAATCCTACAGACGATGTATTATTAATTGAATAACCGAAACGACCTGCACCGTAAAGACCTCCAGTTGCATCTGAACCTGTAGTAGTAACACCAAACATTGAGTCATCTGCGTTTGGTGAACCAAACGGATCACCCGTTCTGCTGTTGTTATCTGCATCAAATCCTGGTTGAGCCGTACCATATTTAAAGTCTAAGTAAAAAATTAGACCCGATGGCAAGTTCATTGGTTGAACTGATACGAATTCTTTTGCTGCAAATTCAGCAAAGATACGACGTACCAATGGAAGAGCTACACCATTCCATTCTTCAGATCCAGCTGTTGTACCTGTTGAAGTTGCTTCTTTTACTAATTGGCGTGCTTGGTTTTCAAGCAATTGCGCCATACCTGCTTTTTCAGTCTCTGTACGAAGACCTTCTAACAAACCTGTTTTCTCCCATTTGTTAACGATAGCTTTTGCTGCGTTTCTTTGGTTGAAATCGTTTGTACTTAATAAATTTGAAATATCCATTTCTTTTTTCCTTTTTTTTAATTGTTATAGCAATCCTGCTAATTTTTTCCAACGATTAGCTAATTCAAATCCTTCTGACAATACTTGAGTAGTTTCTTTCTTAGGAGCCGTTGATGCAGCTGGTTTAGATGCATACGATTCTTTAACTACACGTTTTTTAGTCGGACGGTTGAATGATTCAGCCAATGTACTAAATACTAATTTTACTTCTCTTGTGTTACCAGCACGGTCAAATCCTTCAATCACTTTCATTTTTTGACCTTCTGACAATTCAAAATTGCGGAACAATTTGTTTGTGTAAAGAAGTTTTGCGTTTAGAAGATTTACTTCGTTGATGATGCTTTTCAATTCGCGAACTGTTTTGTAAGCTTCTTCAAGTTGCTCGTTTGCCATCTTAAGTTCGTCACCATGAGTTCCTTCATGACCGGCATCTTGAATTTCTTCTAATTCTTCTTCCTCTTCTTCTTCACGTAGAATCGATTCAATGATTTCGTCGATGTTGAAGTCTTCAGCTAATTCGTCATCTTTAGGCATTTTATAACCTTCAGTTGCCATGTCGTCATCTTCTTCCATGTCTTCTTCTTCGTTAAGATCACCTTCCAATTCACGAATAATCGCTTCAAGATTCAAATCTTCATTGTACTCGTCAGCCATTTCTTCATCCGATACTGGTGCTTCTTCTTCACCTTCCATTCCAGCTTCAGCTCCTGGCTCTTCTTGAGAAAATATGTCGAATTCATCAAATTCTCCGTCATTGTTAACGTCAATTGATAAATCACCAACATCTTCTCCAGCACCCATGTCGCCTTCCATTCCTGCATCCATACCTGCTTCAGCACCCATGTCCATGTCATCCATAGCTGGTTCTTCTGCTGGCATTTCTTCGTCTTCTACTTCATTTGTTAACTGAGTTGCTAACATTCTTTCAAGACGAGGAGCGAAAGCTTCTTGTAGTGCAATTTTTGCGTTTGCTAATGCTGTTTCTTTAACGGCACGTGCATCGGCGATTGCTTCTTTTAGCAAATCTGATTTTGCCATAAGTTTTCTCCTTAAATTTGTTTTTTGGAAATAAGATTATTTGAAATCTTAATAGAATATTTTTATTTTATAGTGACGCTATAATAAGAGTAGGAATAGCGTATTCTACAATAAATATAAGCACGTTTAGAAAAACAGTAAAAAAGTCCTAACTTTTTTTAGCTAGGACTTAAAATCGGTGTAAGTTGTTTTATTTTGAGTGTTGATCTCGAACCATTTGCATGAATGCAGCTTTAATATTTTGCTGTCTGCGTTGCACACTAGGCTTAATGAATTCTCTGCGATCTTTTGTCGCTTCAAGCACTCCGGCAGATTTTACTTTGCGTTTCCATGCTTTAAGTGCATGTGCCAAATCTTCTCGTTCTGTTCCTACAACTTGTACTGCTAATGCATTACCCGGAACAATTTGTTGATGTTGTTTTTGTTTTTTATTCATATAACTTGTTTAATAGTATCAAATAGCTTGCGGTGCTTCTGGTTGTGGACGTTGTCCTCTTACATTGAAACGGAAATGTTTAATTTCTGGCACTTGTGCAATGTATCCTTGAATCTTTTGCGATTCGCGTCCTGGATCTTCTCCTAAACGAAAATAGAAATATCCTACTTTACCTGATTTAGATATGTTTTGTTTAACTATAGTAAATCCTTTTCGTTCTGACCAATCTCGTATATCATTTGCAACGTTTTGTGCCATTGACGGATCTCGCAATACATATTCAACTCCTCCGCGATAATCTGCGATATGATTAACAAGTTGTGCTTCGTCTATTTCAGATTCATTAGCTGTTATTCTAACATTACCACCGGCTTTCTTTGCAGCCACTTGTGCTGCAGTTAATGCATTTTTATCTTTTGCAACAGATGCCGCTATTTCAATATCGTTTGGATTTTGTTTAGTAGTTTGTTCTGATAAGCCGAAAAATTCTTTATATAATTTTTTTAGTGCATTCATTTTATTACCTTTAATATAAATAAAAAGATTCAAACATCCAAATTAATTAACATCAAAGTATTTGTTTAAGCCTTGTGCGATATCTTCATATGCTGCACTTAAACGTTGTTGCAACATAGACATTTCTTTTGCAGTTGCTTCAAACACTTTGTATGAATCATTTAGATTTTTCATGTGACGTTTAACCGTAACACTATCAAACCAATCGCCTTTTTCCGTTGCAATTTGTTCTGCTTTGTTGATGATGTCACGTACATGATCGGTTAATTGATCTAAATCACCTTTACCGTATACTGAATCACTCATTTCAGAAAAACGTTTAACTCGTTCAACGAATGCAGCTTTTTCTTCTTTAGACAATGGTTTTGGTTGTTCGTCTAACAACGTTTCTAATATGTATTTTAAATTTCTCATCTTTAAATTATTCTGCATTTACCGTCTTCGCATAAAATTGAAGTAATAAGTTCATTTACACGTGCGTATTTGTTTGGTTTAACTGTTTTATCTACTGACTCGTGCATGTGCGTAGGCCGCATAAAAGCCCCATGCGTTGAAGGATTTGATACAAAGTCCCAACATATCAATTCAAAGTCTTCTTGAACTTCAACCGTACCCTCACTGCGTAATTCTTTTACGGAACCTAATCCACGAGATGAAATACCCAATGTGATACCAGCTTTAAAAAGTTCTTTAAGAATTTTTCCTGACGGAGTTTCTAGTATTTGTACTGCTCCTTTTAAATCATCACCATCCCACCATATTTTTAGTACATTATGAGATACGTTGTTCAAGTTTACTACGGAAGATTCTGGATGATCCAATTCTCCTAGTGCACGATGCTGTTGTATGAATTCTTGTTCATATCGTCTACATTCGCGTTCTAGTATGTTTCTTGGATAGATTCTACCATTTTGATTTTTTGCTCCCGCACGTTGTAAAACTCCTTGAACTACAAAACCACCAGGTATCCCATATGCAGCCCCACTCGATTCAGTAAGTGAACCAATCGGACGAAATGGCATATATTCTACTATTAGTTGTTTTGACATATTATTCTCCTAATGCTCTTACGCGTTCTGATATTTTGACTAATCGTTCTGATATTTTTGTTAATGCGTTTTTTGTTCTTGCACCGTATGATGATGCAGCTACACCTGATTCTGTTTTTAATCTGGCGTTATGTTTTACTAGTTCATCAATCTCTTGAAGTTTTTTAGCAATTTCTTGAATGGTGTGATTCACTTTTTTATCTGGCGATACGTCTTTATCTGCCGTTGCAAATGACCGATAACCTTCAATCAATTCCTCATATTTACGTTCCATAACATCTTCTACTTTCAAAGCAGATATTTGTTTGCGAACTCCATGTTGTGGTAAATTTCCTACGCGAGTTGACGTATCTTTAATGTTGTTTGTACCTTCACCATCCGGATAATATTTTACCGGAAACTCATGATCCGATGGCCACCAATATGATGCATCTGGCGAAAATGGAAATTTATCATTGAAAACTTCTTCATCTGACTCGGGAGTTTGATGTCCCGTTTCTTTCCAACGAAATGATGGTGGCGTATTAACTGATTCATAACGTGCTTCTTTACCTCGCCATTTTCCTGGTTTAGCAAATGCTGCTGGAGTATTGAATCCAGCAATGGCGCCCGTTACATTTTGTTCGTCAATTTCTTCTTCATCGCAAACACACTTATCCATAGGACGATCACATGCATCGCAATATGAATCTTCTATTTCATGGAATCGTTCTTTCATTTCACGTAATATTGACTTCATTACTTCAACTCTTTCAATTCGCGAACTAAATCAAAGTAACGTAGTAAATTCAATACGTGCGATTCTTTGATAGTTTTCATAGATTCTACATTGCATAACATTTCTGACAATTTGCTTACTTTAATTTTTGTAGCTGGATCAGTTATAGTTTTTGCTTGTGTTGCCAAATCTTTTTTGATTTGTGGTATTATGGTTTCGATGTATTCGCGCAATGCAGTTGTATCATTAACGTGAGTAATGTACTTATTCAATAGACGTTTTTGCGATTCGTCTAATACTGAATATTTTTCGTTGAATTTATCAACAATAATTTTGTATGTTAACAAACGTATTTCTTTGGGTTGCGATTCAAATGATTCCAATACTGGATCTTTTTTAGGAGCAACTCGTTCCGTTACAATTCCGTGGTCTATAATTACATTTTTACATTCCATTAATTGTTTTGGATTTGCCGACTCGGCATATTCAAACAACATGTTGATTGATGCTAATACTTTGTAATTGGTAATATGCATCTTTGCCATATCCGTAAAAACGAATTTTTCAGAAATTTCTTTTACTAAATTGTATCTTTGACGTTTTAATACACTTTGATTCAATTTATCGTACGCAGATTTAACCGTACGTATGTAATCTAATGCTTGTGCTTCACTTCGGAATTGTTCTTTAACTAATGCGTTATAGAGTTGCAATTCTTTTGATAACTCCGTATTTCGTCCAAAATATTTTTTGATTATATCTATTGTAACAGATTTGTTTGACGACAACGTTTCTGAAGTTAATTTGCGTACCAACATTTCAAATAGAATGCCGGTATTTTTATACTTCGAGTGTTTCAATTTCTTCATGTTCTGTACAGTGCCTTGTCTTTAATAATAAATATGTTTTAATTACAAAATATTGTTTTCATCTAAAATAGTACCAGCATCTTTATCGGTTTCTGTTGGTATTGCCGTTTTTAAAGATTCTGTTATTATGGATGCGCCTTTATTTTTTATTTTTAGATGTTTCAATATATTATTATGTTCTACGGCAACTGTTGCGTTGTTTTTAAACTTCGGATCCGGCTGAAATGCTGTTTTTTGATTTTCCGGATTAAATGTTTGCTTAATAGTTTTAATACCCGTTGGATCCCATCCAAATTCATTTTGATGCTGTCCCGATTTAATTCCTTCCGGTGGACGACCTCCTAAATCTTTTTCTTCAACGTCGTCGCTGGACATGTGCATTGATGCTAAATCGTGAGGTGTTCCGAATGAAACTCCTGTTATAGCAGGATCATTTCCTTCTTGTTCGATTTGATTTTGACGGAAACGAAGTTTAAGATCTTCAATAACATCAACACGTTCTTGAAGCCATTGTTCTTCGGACATATTGAATATGTATTCATAAATGTAACGATCTGAAACAAGTTTTAAATCTTTCATCGTGTTTGCTAATTGAACTTTTTCATTCATCAAAGCAACTTTTTGTTGATCGTATATAATTGATGGAGCCGTTAATTCTAATTCAAACCCAATTAAATCTTCGCCTTCAAATCCTTGCGAATACAAATGCACTATAGCAATTTTAGTAAGTTCAGATGCTACAATTTTTTGTACGCGTTCAATAGTTCTCGCAAAACGAATATCCATTGATGCTAACGTAGTTTTACCTTCAACTGCTTCGCTATATCCTAAAAATGGTTTAGGAATTTTAAGTGCAGCCATCATTTTGTCTTTTATATATTCGATATCATCCATCCCGGTAAATGTCATACCTGGCAACGTATCAATTGTAGTAGATGATTGGCCTCCACGTACTGGCAAATAATAATCTTCTAACATGTTGTTAAGATTAAATTTTAAATTGTAATTTCCAGTTTGCGGATCAATGTGTGGAATTTTTTTCATTTTATTGATAATTTGTTCCATGAAGCTATCAACTTCATTTGGTGGAATATTACCAATATCAATTTTAAAGATTCGTTTTTCTGGTGCACGCATTATACGATGAATAAGCATTGCATCTTCCATCATCATTAATTTTTGGAATTCTTTACGTGCTCCTTCCAACATGGATCTACCGTACGGTAAAAAGTTTGAATCAGACAACATACGGAAATGTGCAATTTCAAACACATCATATGTCATTTGTTCCGAAGCGATATTTTTGAATTTAATATCATATTCGCCAGTTGCTTCATTATATTCTTCCCAACGTTCCATTTCATAACTAGAAAAAGGACGTGCATTAATTACGCCATATGTATCTGCGATATCTAATTTTAAAAAGAAATCGCCATACTTGGTCATGTTACGAATCCATGTCCATAAATTAAATTCGATGTTCAATACATCATAAAACAAATTATAAAGTATTTTTTGAATTTGAGTGTTATTGGTTTTGATTGTAAGAATTTCTCCAAATTGATCTGCTAATGTAGATTCATCTGAATAAATATCTAATGCAGAAGATATGATTGGATCTTTATCCATCATTTCGTAGTCAGCATATAACTGCATACGGTTTTGGTGCATATAATAATTTGAATCATATCCACCCATTCCTCCGACACGATGTTTGTTTGCACCGTGCAGTCGAGTATATCGGTCTGCAATTTTACTTTGTGCTAAATTACCAGTACCTTGTAGACGATTTGTATCTACTACACGTACCTGATCTTTACCATATGCCCGAACAATTACGTTGGTGCTAAATAGGTTCTGTAAACGTTTTCTTAATGACGCCATATTTCTTTTTTAATATAAATATAACTATGTTAAGATCAGCGGCTATTTTATCAGCCAAGTCAATGATTCGTCACCTGATCCAGGATTCCAATTCCATCCGTTATCGCCGTTATTACGATTGCCGGTATAAATAACTGGACTTGTTTTTTGAAAAGAAGATAATGCACGTTTATTCAAATCAATACCTTGTTGACGTAATTTTAATGCAGTATCGCGTAACCATAATCCGATACAAAATGACATTACCAAGTCATCGTTATATCCTTGTTGTGCTTGTGCTTTACCATTAAGCCAAACAAACACTAGTAATTCTTGTATTAAACGTCGGCTACGAATAACCGGAGTACGATCTCGCATATACATTTCAAGTGCTGATATCATTAATGGACG